CCGGCTCCGAGGTTTCGTTGTCGTTGAGTGGATCGGATAAGGCGTACCCCTGTTACTTCCCCGGGGCTACGTTCATGCTTAACGCTCTCGGACTAATGGGGCTTGTGTTCATACGGGCTGATGTGTAATAATACAGAAAAGGATAACTATGGAAAAACAGAATGTAACCGATTCAGTCGATTCAGCCGGGTCAGCCGATACATGCACTTGCGACGGTGGCTGCGGCCCCGCGTGTGCTTGCAAGCGTACCAAGATGGCGTCGAAGGCATCGGATGATACAGATGCCATGATCAAGACAGCAATGCACGGGTTCGCAGCCGAACTCCCACCTATGGCCGTCGAGTACAACAAGACTGTCGTAGATTCAGAATACAAGGTATAGATATGTCAACACAGAACGCGGCTTCAAGTCTTTATAACTACAGCGGGGTTGATGAGGGTGCGAGCAACATCACTCAATCTGGCGCGGGTAAGTTTCCTAACCCGTTCTGTGATATCGCCTCGGAGTACGTACCCAGGGACCTGGATACCATCTTCAGCTGGTGCGAGTACATCACCCTTGCGGTGACCCCATTTCGATCCGTGTCACAGCGGGTCGTTAGATACTTCCTGACTGAGCTGGTGCTCGACGGCCAGTCAGGCCCTGAGCGGGATAAGTATGACGATTTCCTGAACAACAAGCTGCATATCCTGCAGCAGCTCGGGGAGATCGGCGACGATTATATGTGTTTTCATGGGGATACCCCGGTACCCACCCGTAATGGCGTGTACCCCATATCAGCGTTAGCCGGCCGTACGGTGGACGTACTTAATGTCACCGGAAAGTATACACCGGCTACGTTCAAGTCCCACGGTACGCAGAAGCTATTAGAGGTTAGACTGGCCAACGGGGAATCATTCCTTGCCACCCCGGAGCACGAGTGGAAGGTACGCCACACAGCACCTGCACTGCCGCCGGGGGCTAAGACTACACTTGCTGATCTTGTTACGGTGCCTACGACAAAATTGCGTGGGTGCCGCGTTCCGTTAGTGGTGGCCGACCGACCTGAGCGTGGAGTGGCTTTCTACGAGGGGGTACGTCATGGTATTACCCACGGTGACGGCAGCCTGCAGTATGCTGTTGCGGACCCGGGTACCACAGACTCACGGGTTGAAAGTAACGATAAGGTTGCTGTCGTACTCACAGAGGCCAAGAAGGAGCTGCTTGAGTACTTCTCAGACTACGAGGTCACGGAGGACCATGGCAAGGGTACCTACACCGTGTCCGGTCTCCCACTTATGTTTTCATGGCTCCCGGATTCTCACGCATCCGCCGAGTATTGGTACGGCTTTGTATGTGGGGTTATTGCGATTGCGGCCAGTGTCCTGGGTACCCGTGGGGTCACACACCGTAATGGTGTTCACCTGCCCCAGTGGTCCAAGCCCCAGCTTCTTCAGATCATAGAGCACCTACCCCGATTCGGTATGACGTCTGGGCCCATCTGTGAGTATACAGACCCGATCACCGGGCGCACGGATACGAAACACCCGGTACCCTGCACCGCACGCCTCACTAAGCGATTCCTGATCACCGATGACTTCCTACTCGCAGAGCATAGACGTAGGTTCGTACCCACGGTACGCAATGCCTGCGGGGCAACATCACGATGCGTATCAGTGACAGAGACTGGTATTGAGTCCGAGGTATACTGCTGCGTTGAGCCGGAGACCCATACGTTCGTTATCGGTAACGGGGTACTCACCGGCAACTGCTACGGCAACTCATTCGTATCTATCTACTTCCCATTTGACCGTTTCTTGACCTGTCCGAACTGTGGCATGTCCATCCGTGCCGATCGTATAGCGTACAAGTTCTCGTCCAGGGACTGCTCATTCACCTGCGACTGCCCCAAGTGTCAGTCCAAAGGTGTGAAGATGCAGCGGGAAGACCGCAAGAGTCAGGACACGGACCGGGTACGCCTTATTCGGTGGAACCCCAAGGATATTAGACTCCGGGTACACCATATCAGTGGTAAGACGGAGTACTACATGCGGCTTGATCCACGCTTCGTTACTCACATACTGGAGGGGGACCCCTTCTATGTTAACGACACCCCGTGGGGGATGATCAAGGCCTGCGCCAAGAACGGGCGCGGGGGTACCAATTACCTCTTCAAGTTCGCGGACGACAGCATCTATCATATGAAGGCGGCGTCCCTTGCCGGCCTACCGATCAAGGGGTGGGCTATCCCACCGCTGTTGCCTAACTTCAAGCTGGCCTACTACGTGCAGCTGCTTCGTCGCTATGACGAGGCCATCGCGCTAGACTTTATTTTACCCTTCAGAGTGCTATTCCCCACCGCTACGGTTGCGGGGGCGGATCCACTTAGCTCGCAGAACATGGGCAGCTTCATCGCCCAGATGCAGAACATGGTTGCTAATCGGCGCAAGAACCTGACCGACATCCAGATTGCCCCGTACAGTATCGGGTACGAGATGCTTGGCGGTGAGGCGAAGTCACTGGCACCAAAGGATAACATCGCGCTTGCAGTAGACGAGCTCCTCAATGCCATGGGCTTCCCCGCAGAACTGTATAAGGGTACCCTGGCACTGCAGGCATTCCCTGTTGCGCTACGCCTATTCGAGCAGCAGTGGGGTAGTCTTGTTGGTGGGTTCAACGAGTTCCTAGCCTGGGCAATCGGCCGTATCAGCCGCCACTATATGTGGGGTGACATGAGCGGCGAACTACGTAGTGTTACACTTGCCGATGATATGGAGCGTAAAGCCTTTGTACTCCAGGGTGCAGCCGGCATGGATATCTCCAAGCAGACCGCGTACCGCCCCATGGGTATCGATTACATGGAGGAGCAGAAGAACGTGGTCGACGAACAGGCCGAGGTGCAACGCCTACAGCAGGAGGCTATGGAGCAGCAGCAGGCTCAGCAGGCAGCTGGGCAAGGTGGATCAGAGGGCGGACCCGGCGGACAGGCTGGAGCCACTCCTGGTGACGTGTATGAGCAGGCTAAGGCATTGGCCGAGCAATTGCTTATTCAGACCCCAGAGACCATGCGTCGCGGCGAGCTCATTAAGATCAAGCACTCCAACCCAACCCTGCACGCCCTTGTGCTGCAGGAGATGGATACGATGCGCCAGGACATGGCACGTCAGGGGCAGGCTATGGTAATGGAGCAGGCCAAGCAGGCCAGTGCGAACGGGGTTACCGGAGCACAGGACGCAGAGATTATCGGGTACGGACCAGCCAAGTCGCTGCCGTCCCCGTTGCGTGTGGGGCTACTCTTAGCAGAGCAGATCATGGACTATAACCGAGGTGACCTGCGTAAGATGGCAATGGACATCAAGAACGAGGTACCCCTGGCCAAGGAAGCATTCAGTTACATCTATCAACGGATGAAAGGGATCAAGTAATGCAATATGATACAGGCGATACAGATGACCAGTATACGCTCGACGAACAGTGGGCGTTAGGATTCAAGCAAGCGTGTGACGATCGTGGTATTGATCCAATGCGGTTGCTTAAGGTAGCCCGGGTACCTGCGTCCGCACTAGCGGGGTACAGAGGTACCCAGAGGAATGCACAGCAAAACTGGGGGCTGCACCACCCACAGTCATCGTTAGCTCCGGCCCCTAAGGGGGTTGGACAAACCGACTGGAACAACAACCAGGCACGTAAGGCCACTACGGCGTCACTCACGAGAATCAACGGCGTACCGGGTACCCCCGCAACCCCAGCTACTGGCTGGCATCCGCCTGCACGTCCGGCTAAGACACCATTCTCTATTCTTGGCTCACTTGTCCCACAGATCCGAGGGGTCATGGGTAACACAACTGGAGTAAATCGATGAGCTTAAGTGTAAAGGGTACCTTTGGTACGATTGTTGAGTTCCTACTAGCAGCACTGATACTTGTCGGGGATGTCATGAAGCGCAAGTGGTCGGCAAAAGACAAGGTGGATGATACCGTTGCAAAGCTCCGTGCTGACCTCGACCTAGCTCTTGCAGAGGGCCGGGTAACAGATGCAGGATTCCTATCCCGCAGACTCCGCGCACTGGGTGGCCTTTCAGCCTGTGTACTGCTATCGCTTATGCTGTGCGGGTGCTGGACAACTAAGCCTGTCGTGCAGCCGGTACCCGTGTACGGTGAGCGCATCATTGTTGTACCCCCGGGTACCCGGATTACGATTACGGGCACGAATGGGGTACCCACGACATTAACCGATCCAACCCCACCGGCCAACCTATGGTACATCGTCGATGATGTAGGGCTCGCCGGCTGGCTGGGACTCTAGAACTTAAGGGAGCACCATGTCTACTATACTCACTCCATCGTTAAAGGTGGAGACTTACTACTCTAGCGCTGTACCTCGGGCACAGGCTTATGCTTTGCATGTTGTGGTTACCGAAGCCGTGGACATGCCTAAAGAGGTGTTTGTGTTTCAGCGCAAGACGACCGGCGTTGACACGTTTGTGAGTATAGCAGACCCCGCTGACCTGCAGGAGATGCCCGTGGGTGCTCCCGACTTAGCAAACGAGATGCCGTACTTCCGGGTTGCCAAGGTTGATCTAATCTTTCGTAGTGTAGCCGAGCGGGAGGATACAGAGGCTGGCATCAAGGAGGATATTGATCACCTGGTGCGATCAGTAGCCGGGTACAATAACACCACGCTCAAGGAGTGGCGGGTGATTGGTAACCCGTCGTCTGGTATTGCTGAGTTCCCGGCTGGGGTTGTACTGCCGCCGGGGCCGCAGGGGGTGCAAGGAATACAAGGAGAACAGGGTATTCAGGGGGTGCAAGGACCGCAAGGTCCCATAGGCCCCGAAGGACCGCAAGGTCCCATAGGTCCCATAGGTCCCATAGGTCCCGAAGGACCGCAAGGTCCCATAGGACTCGATGGACCGCAAGGTCCCATAGGACTCGATGGGCCGCAAGGACCGCAAGGTCCCGAAGGACCGCAAGGT